CGATTTATACTTTCCAAAAGAGATTCTTCATTTCAGACAGCTACCATGCAGACGGGGATGCAGCGACCCAGTACAACATCGAACCGTATTTGGATCCTTCGGAGCCTATCGTAGAACCCAATCCTAGTTTTGACCTGTGTCGTTTAGGGTGTTCGATGCTCGACTACATTTCTGAAGAGAATCCCTTTTATGAAATTGTTTCGGATTGGTGCAACGATGATCATGGAGAGAGTGTCGTGGTCTCGGAAGACGGATCTGAGAGATACCCTGATTTTGAATTGTACCGCATGATTGCGCTGTCGGTGCACAAGCATACCCCTCAAGCACAGCTTCTTCGTCCTCAATTCTCCCAGTTCCAAACCGATAAAGTAGAGAAGGTCATGGACATCGATTCGTATGAAGTATGGTAAGGGTTTAAACCCATGTCGAGTAAGTATACTGTAGATGACTCTTGTGATTGATTATCGTGAAAAGGCTCTTTTGTCTCGACTCCCTGCCGAGACAAAAAACTTAATTCTAGGCGATGTCTGTATACAGAAGGATGGACAGGATGTCATTATCCTTGAACGGAAAACGGTAGCGGACCTGTCCGCGAGCATCATCGATGGTCGATACCAAGAACAGTCTTTCCGTCTTTTAGAATCCAATCTTCCACCACATCGGATCGTCTACTTGATCGAAGGGTCGTTGAACCATGAACAATCCATTCAAAAAAAGGGTCTCATTTCCGCGATGATTTCCTTATGGTTTACAAAAGGATTCTCCGTCGTACAGACGGCTTCGATTGATGAAACGGTGGACTATTTGCAGATCTTGTTGGAGAAGGTCTCTAAAGAATCGGATACACAGGACTATGTGTCCACCCTCAAGACAAAGAAGAAGGATAAGTTGACTCCGGAGAATATCGATATTGTCCTGTTGTCGCAAATCCCGTCGATCAGTACAGTAACGGCAAAAGCACTTCTCCAAGTATATCCTACGATCTATGCACTTACTACTGCGTTGAAGGAAAACAAAGAGTGTTTGTCTACGTTTACGTACGGAGACAAAAAGAGAAAGTTATCGAAATCGTGTATTGAGAATTTGTGTACATTTCTTCATATTTGACGAATACAATCCAGATAGTTTTGATGACAGACCGAGGTTTCATATTGTCGGGTTATTTCATTATCGGCATAGACCTGTTTTACGGTTTTTGCACATGCGTTCCAATTTGATATACACGTTTTATTGGTAGGTTTAGCCTCTTTTTTTGGTTTTTGTTTTTTTCCCTTAATCGCACCACGAGCCGCCTTGATACCATCCTTGGCAAGTGCAATACCCTTGCGGGGATCTTTGATGACCTCTAAGGCTGTCTTCCCCACATCCTTAGCGACCTTTCCTACCTTCTTAAAAAACTTCCCTGCCTTGTCATTTTTTTTACCTTTTTTACCTTCTACGATAAGTGTGGACCATGCAAAGATTAACATCAAAAACCCTATGATAAATACATGAAGATACTTCATATTATACGACGTTATTATTTGTGATGATGGTTTGAATGGACCGATAAAAATCCGTATCGGTATTGACAAAGGAAATCAATCGAACACTTCCTGATTGAGTAGTTCCTATATTATTGGTCAATACGGTAATTGTATCATACCGAATCGGCTGATTGAAAAAATAATAGAATAAGGCGGTTGCGGTCGTTTCATCGACAACAGCAAACAATCGAATGAGTGTATATTCACTGGGACGAGACAAACTCTTAATTTCGTCCTCTATTTTTTGTTGAACTTCAGCGCCTGCCTTTGCCTTATAAATGATATAAATAAGTCTTCTTCCACTTTCTAACGTTTCCAAATCTTGTTCGAGTGTTGCCTTGCTTATATCCATGGAAAGATCACGTGTTACAGAAATATACCCCTCCCGAAAAAACCGAAAGTAGAACAATAAACATATGAGAAAGATGAGATACAACCCTATCATATAGTATAACGAGGATTAAATTGAGACTTTTACCTTAGGTTTATCCCCAGTGGACTTCCCAAACGCCTGTTCAAACCATGAAGACGTCCTTGCATCTACCGCTGAATTACGCCGTCTATCCTCTCTTCGTTGTTCCCTTCTCTCCTGTCGCCATTCTTTCCTTTGTTCTCGCATATTATTATTCATGATGTTCCTTTGTTTATTGTATGCCGGAGTGATTCCAGTCGTTTGGAACCAATTTCTGGAGGGGGCACCAATTTTATTGTCGGCACCCTTAATGAGGTTGTTTGTACCCTTAGAAACAGGCCTATACACATTCTTGGAAGTACCTTGAGCCGCAGGCTGGACAATATTTTTATTAAATCCTGTAGAGATTGAACTCGTTGTTTTATCCGACGTATTTGTTATTTTTTCTCCAACATCCTTCCAATCATTTCTACTAAATGGATTAAATCCTTCTTGAGACGGTACAACAATCATAATAACGAGTATAGCTACTAGTAAGAGTCCATATAACGCTAATCTCTTCATACTAATGACAAATATTTTATAATCATAGAATATATGTATGCGAATCTGGTTATTTTTATTACGGCGATGTTAATCTCCAAATATATTTATAGCTACTACAAAGAAGCCTCCGATCACTTTGAAAGCAAAGAACACTATCAACTCGTCTCCGATTATTATATTGGCGACAACCTCAAGTCCCAAAAGCCAATCTTATGGATTCATACGTCAACAGAATTAAACGCAAGAAATTGGCAATCGTTTTATTCAAGGGCGACGACTTCCCTCAATCAACCCTACCTTCAAATTACGATGAAAAGTATTTATGACAAATGCAAAGATTCCTTTAATGTTTGTTTGGTCGACGACGATGTCTTTCGAAGACTGTTATCATGGAATGTAAATTTGGGTGATTTAGCCGAACCCCTTAAGAGTCATTACCGGCAATTGGGCATTTCCATGATCCTTCATAAATATGGAGGGATGTTTGTTCCCCAATCCTTTTTGTGCCAAACCGACCTGATTGACATCTACCAATCCAAATTATTTGTGGGAGAAGAAGTCAATCATAGTACTCTTCCAGAACACTTTGTTCCAGGTATGAAACTGATGGGATGTAAACGACAGTGCGAAGGCATGAATAAGTTTATTGACTATCAGGAGAACCTTTATAAAAACAAGACTCAACAAACTGACTTTACAGGAGACATTCATACCTATTTAAAAAAGAGTGGATGTACGGTCATTGATGGTTCCAAATTAGGCATTAAAAAAATGAATGGAGAACCTGTGTTAGTCCAAGAATTATTAGGTACAGATCCTCTCCCCCTTCCTCGTAAACTCTTAGGTGTATATGTACCTCGAGATGAAATCCTGAATCGTTCTAAATTTGAATGGTTTGCAAGGATGTCCCCATCCCAAATTTTAGAGAGTCCAATGGTCTTCTCTACCTATGTTCATAACGTTTATTCTTTGTAAGACAACATCATACTCATGTAATTCGTATCTCTCCGCTCAATATCGCTATACCCATCTAATTGGACAACGGTCAGTGGATCTAGAATGTACCATGTGTCTTTTCTCTGAAGACGTTTCCAAAAAATATCAATCCGATACTCCGGTTCATCCATCAACATCGAGACTTCCAATCCCTGTTTGAAGTTTTTAAGAAGAGTTTCATAGTAGTGTTGTTGGACGACATAGGCGGTCGTGGTCTGAGCGTTCATCACACGACGACACCCCTTTTCTTTCAAGTAGGGAGGACCCACATTTCCTCCTAGCAACAGTACATCCCATGTTAAATTTGCTTTCAAAAACTGTCTCAACGACGCTTTGAATGTGGGAAGATCGAGGATGTACATGTCATCTTCGACAATACATACATGAGGCCATTTTTCTGCGATGGCTCGTTCAAGACATCGAATGTGGCTGTGTGCACATCCAAGATGTCCATGTCGATGCGCCGAGGCATCCAATCGCTCAAACGGTACGCCCCAATTGGTAAGTTGTCTTTCGATATGTTCCTTACGATCTTTCCTGTGATAAAGGTTGATATACAGTACATGTTCCATAGCAATAGGATATAAATATAAATACGGAATTGTACTAAATGGGTATCCCTAGCTATTTCTCGCATATCATTCGGAAATATCCCAAAATTGTTTCCTCGTTTCAACATCGAGTCAACAATTTCTATCTAGATAGCAACTCCATCATTTATGATGCAGTCGCTAGATTGGATAAATCAAATCCGGATTTTGAAAAAGAGTTGATGGATGAAATTTGTCGAAAAATAGAGGAGTACTTGTTGATGGTCAATCCTCAACGTGTCCTGATCGCGTTTGATGGTGTCCCTCCCTTTGCCAAAATTAAGCAGCAGAGGGAGAGGCGATACAAGGGGCTCATAACACAGCGTTTGCTGAAACAGGAGCCTCTTTGGAATACGATTCAAATTACACCGGGAACCGTTTTCATGAATAAACTCAACGAACATTTGACCACCTACTTTCAAGATCATGCAGCCAAGTATACTTATTTTAAATTGTCGACAAGTCAGGAAGCGGGGGAAGGAGAACACAAGATCTTTGAACACATTCGAGCGTTTCCTGACTTGCATGCCACCTCTCAAACGATGATTTACGGTCTAGATTCGGATTTGATCGTTCTCAGTCTTCATCATCTGTCGTATGGAAACATTCGACTCTTGCGTGAAGCCCCTGCCTTTTTAATGGATAGTCCAGAGCCTCAAGTACTCGATGTGAGAGCCCTCGCTACAGGAATCCAACAAATGGTTCCCATTTCAGATTATGTTCTAATGACCCTCTTTTTAGGAAATGATTTCATGCCGCATTTTCCAGCCCTCAACCTGAGATCGAATGGAATGGAGACTCTTCTTAAGTGTTATGAAACGGTCAAACTTCCTCTTTATGACAAGGGCGTCCTGTGGGCGAATCTGAAGATCTTTTTACAGGAAGTGGCACGACACGAATTCTCCAACTTTTGTAGAGAACATGCATTTCGTACACGGTATGTTGCCGATGTAAGTACAGAAGAAAAGCGTGTTAACAGCCTGCCCATTCTTCAACGCGAAAAAGAAGTGTTCATCAACCCGACCAAGAAGGGATGGGAACAGAGATATTATTCCACGCTGGTCAAGGCGCCGATTGCGGAGGTCTGTAAAAACTTTACGGACATGATCGAGTGGAACATGCAGTACTATACGACGGGATGCGTCTGTTGGTCCCTCTACTATCATACCATGTATCCACCCCTTCTGAAAGACTTGGTAGAGCATATCCCCGAAAAGGTCATTCTAGAAAAGGGAGAGGAACCATGGTCCGAGACCAAATTGTTGTCCTATGTACTTCCATCGGCCTATCATCGATTCATGGGAGGGGTCGATGTAGAAATGGAGTTGCCTACGTTAGAATGGTCGTATTGTCGATATTTGTGGGAAAGTCATGTTTATTTTAAAATATTGTGATAGAGTATGGAAAGTGGGCTCATGATGTTTACGCATTCCGTAGGGATTGGAATTGTCTTGTATCTCTTTATGTTTTTTGTCCTGAAGCAACCTCAGGCGATTGCTGAAAATAGAAGTGTATTGATCGCTGCGTTGACGTTGGTATATATGATTTTATTTGGACATGGACTACCTACCTCAATCAACAAAAACCTATAATCATATAGAAAGTAGTTTATGACATAGAGGTATGGCAGTATTTACTCAACATTTTCCTCTTCCCGAAAATAATCTTCCTACGATTCCCATGAACCTATTTCAAACGTGGCACAGTATGGAATTGCCTCCTCATATGAAAGCGTGTGTAGAATCTCTCAAACAGGATAATCCTGAGTTTACACATCAGTTGTTTGACGATCAAGCATGCAGAGAATTTATTCGTGATAAATTCCCTCCGGATGTACTTCATGCCTATGATTCACTTTATCCAGGAGCGTACAAGGCCGACTTGTGGAGGTACTGTGTGTTGTACGTTCATGGAGGCATTTATGTAGACATCAAACTGCGGTGTATTTACCCTTTTAAACTGATTCAATTGGCGACCAAAGAACGATATGTTCGAGATCGAGAATATCATTTTAATTTAGGAGTATATCAGGCATGTCTCATTAGCTACCCTAACAACCCGATCTTGTATACCTGCATTCGAACTATCGTGGACTATGTGCGTACACTGGAATATGGGGATAACGTCTTGTTCATGGGTCCGATGTTGATGTCGCGACAGTTTGACAGATCCGAGATACTTTCATGGGAAATGAGTTTTAATGGAAAAGAGATACGGTTTGGGAATACTCCGATCATGGGAATTTATTCCGAGTTTATTAAAGAATTTACGAATACGTCTATAACACCCTATTACATGGAAGCGTGGGCCTATCGAAAAGCCTATAAACTTGTATCACTTCCCCCCCAAAAAAAATATGACTTGCCGACCCATTCGACCAACGTGCAACGGATCTATGACACTCTGTACTTTCAATTAAAGGGGGAGTATGTACAAGAAAACGGGGTGTATGTTTCATCCAATACTACCGTCCTATGTCAAGTAAAGATCAACGATACCTATGATTTTATCGAAGACGTAGAATATTTTAAAGATCCTATCAAAACGAGTACTGTATTTTCAACGGGAGGGATGGTCTATCATCTTGTTTCCGATGCAGATACCTATCAATTCCTCGTACCTACTCAACGCATGATTTCTGCCTCATTTAAACTCAAATCGACCGAGCCTTTATGGGCGAGTGTTCCTTATGAGAACCTCCATTTTGTCTATGAATGGTACCCCCTTGTTTTAATTCAACTCCTGAATGGTATACTTACTCCTCTCCCTCCTACCTACGATACTCCTCGGTTCTTCAAAGAGATGGTCGCGGCAACGCATATGGTATCCTTCCGAGGACAATTGTGGTGCATTCTAACAAAAACACATCAAATCATCCTTGAACAAACCTTTAAAAAATATGCTCACCTATTTGTCGTGTTCGATTCCCACATGAAACTCATCAAGTATTCTGAATTTTTCATCCTAGGATCTCCTGTCTCTAAAATATCTGATTTACAGATCGACGAACACTTTACGATTGCTTACACGACCCACAACGGACAATCGTTCATATCTGAATATTCGTATGACGATATCCAGAAACTGAGATGGACCTACTAAATTGATAAGAAAATAAACGATGAGGTAGGATATCATGGCTTCAAAAAAGAACAAGGGACAATTCTATACCGTCAATAGCAATTACATCCTTGATGGATTAAGTATACCGAAAGGACCTGTCATCGAACCGTTTGCCGGAAAGGGAGACTTGGTCGATTGGATTCGTCCCTTCTCTACCTCGATGGAGCTCTATGATATTGACCCTAAACGAACCGATATTGTTCAGCGAGATACGTTGACAAACCCTCCTGAGTATACGGATAAATGGGTCATTACAAATCCTCCCTATTTAGCACGGAACAAATGCAATCAAAAAGACCTATTTGATCTTTATGATACAAATGATTTGTACAAATGCTTTATTACTTCGCTGACAAGACAAGAACCCTGTGCCGGCGGAATCCTTATCATTCCTGCAGGGTTTTTCTTATCTCCTCGTGATCTCGATGTTCGATGTCGGCATGAATTTCTATCTAGATATCGATTGATACGTGTCAACTATTTTGAAGAAACCGTCTTCCCAGATACGACGACCACTGTAGTTGCCTTTTCGTTTGTCAAATCCAGTATACTGACAGAACAACTTGTCGAATGGGTTTCTTTCCCACGTAAAGAAAAGCGAACCTTTATGATGAGTCAAACCCACGATTGGATTATTGGAGGGGACATTTATAAATTATCTAGGACAAATGCGATCAAAGTACGACGACATGTAGAAGGACAGACCCTAAAACAGGGAGAACAATTAACCTCCATGACATTATTGGCTCTGGATAGCGGAACTCAAGAAGGAAGAATTAAAATGGAGTATAAGGAGGGATATGTGTACCCAGCGAAGGACTGTAGTAGAACGTATGCAACCCTCTGTATTTCTGGAAAGACATTATCTGAACCTGAACAACAAAAACTGTGTGCAGATTTTAATGCTCTGATTGAAAAAAAGCGTCAGGAAACATGGAGTCTATTTCTACCCCAGTTTAGAGAATCCAAAGAATACGCTCGAAAACGGATTCCCTTTGAACTTGTGTATCTTATTGTGAATCATTTACTATCTTAACCCACTCAAAATATCCTTTCAAATCTCCTACGTAGACATGTTTTTTTACTTCTGAAAACTCCGGCAATCCACATAAATAATGAAACATTTTCATTTTGGAATGAGCTTCATCTCCATCAAAGATGTTCGCAAAATAATCCTTTTGATGTGTAAGTAAACGGAGCTGTGCATGAACAAATGGATAACATTCATCACGAAGCGTTCTTGTCTGAGATCCTCCAGCACCGACTACCGATTTTAAATTAATCCATACGGTATGAGATCCAAACTGTTGTACTCCATCAAAATTTTCAGTATACTCAAATCCATCCTCCTGTTTCATCGGATGATGGATTTGGACCATTTCCGATTTCCTCCAGTGAATTCGTGTATGTGTAGTCGGACATGGACGAGATGTACCTAGTATGATCATTCTTCGTTGGTACTCTTCGGGAGACCTTGATCCTTTCCCACCCGCTACGGTTCCATGAAGTTCATGTCGTTTTTCTTTGGTCATCAATCTACCCTCGATGACTTCTTCGGGGCAATAAATCATGTTGTTTTATCATTTGTACCGTATACATATCAATTTTACGTTTGTATCTTTCATAAAGTATACTACTTCAAGCTATGGATGCATACGAATATATCATTCCTCCCGTATCAGAATACCGTAGGGTACCCCTCCTGTTATTTCAAACATGGCAAACACAACAACTCCCTCCTCATATGGCCAGTTGTGTACGTGATTTAATCTCCGCGAATCCAGAGTTTAAATATCAGTTTTACGACGATGAACGGTGCCGAACTTTCATCCAATCACATTTTCCGGAGGATGTACTTCATGCCTACGATACGTTCATTCCGGGTGCTTACAAAGCCGATCTCTGGAGATACTGTATACTCTATATTTATGGCGGCATTTATCTCGATATCAAATATCGGTGTGTTCCTCCCTTCAAGTTGATTGAATTGACAACACGAGAACACTATGTCAGGGATCGTGAATTCTGTGGGATCGATGGAATTTATCAGGGGTTTCTTTCTTGCTACCCTAGAAATCCTATTCTTGATCGATGTATACGGAAAATCGTAGAGTATGTATACCGACTGGAATATGGGAAGACGTGTTTATTTGTAGGACCTCAATTGGTAGGGTCTCATTTTTGTAATTTAGACTTAAAACAAATGGACATGTCGTACACTGGATTCGGGATTCAACGAGGAAATAAACTCATCATGAAAATGTACCCTGAGTACAGGGCCGAATTAAAACAATTTGCTAATAAAAAACACTATACCGAATTATGGATGGATCGAGACATGTACCATGTCAAACGACTTACCCCTTATCATGTGGAGGAGTTGCCACGAAGGACATTTCAAAATCAAACGTGGAGTGCAAGTCGTCCAGTACGAACCGAACGAGGTCTTCATCTTCAGTGGTCGAATTCAGAAAGAATCATTCATACATGTCAGGATGTCATTCTTCCGTATCTTGAAGGAGTCGAACGAGTTCGTTGGTACGGAGATCAGTATACAGGGGTTCATCATGCAAAACTGTGTGGAGGAAAAGAAGGGGCGTTTTCGGTCATTACGTCAACGTTTCATGCGTATTCTGACGCGATGTGTATGGCAACGTACAAGGACGAACCTTGTGTCATTTATGAGTGGTATCCATTACAGCTATGTAAAATAAAGAATCATCATTTACTGTTGTCGACCATTCTGTATACTACACCGGAATGGTTCAAGGACTTGAAGGCGTCTACGAATTGTGTTCTATGGAAGGGTCAACAGTGGGTCGTGTTGACAAGAACGTATGTGTATAAAAAACAAGGAAGGATTCACACGAAGGTGTATCATTTATTGGCAGTATTGGATGAAGCATTTCATATGAAACATTCGGAGTTTTTTAGGATCGATTCGGTTATATCGGATTTACATTTTACGGAAGAGGGTATGTCGATAGGACATTCGGAATCCGGAAAATGTTATTTTTCAAAGTATACATGGGAGGAGGTGAATGGACTTAGATGGTGTTCTCTTGAATGATGCGTTGCACGACACTTTTCAGGGAAGGAGTCATTTTGATGGAGAGTAATTCATGTATACTTTCGAGAGGTTTGGGACTGTCTAACTCTGGAGGCGGTCCATCAGGGGTAGTTGGTTCGGAATCGATGGTATCTGGTTCGATCGGATAAGATCCGATGATCTCTACATCGGATTCCGTCTCTGGTTCAGGTTCTGGTTCTACAGTATCCATTACTGGTTCTACTTGTGTTTCCACTACTGGTTCTGGCTCCACTACTGGTTCTGGCTCCACTACTGGTTCTGGTACTGGTTCTGGCTCCACTACTGGCTCTGGTACTGGTTCTACAGTATCCATTACTGGTTCCACTACAGGTTCCACTACTGGCTCCACTACTGGTTCCACTGGCTCCACTACTGGTTCCACTGGCTCCACTACTGGCTCTGGTTCTGGTTCTACGGGTGGTTCTGGTTCTACTACAGGTTCTGGTTCCACTACTGGCTCTGGTTCTGGTTCTACGGGTGGTTCTGGTTCTACTACAGGTTCTGGCTCCACAGGTGGTTCTGGTTCTACGGGTGGTTCTGGTTCTACTACAGGTTCTGGTTCTACGGGTGGTTCTGGTTCCACTACTGGCTCCACTGGCTCCACTACTGGCTCTGGTTCCACTACGGGTTCAGGATCCACTACTGGCTCCACTGGCTCCACAGGTTCTGGTTCTGGTTCAGGTTCTGGCTCCACTACTGGCTCCACTACTGGTTCTGGCTCCACAGGTTCTGGTTCTGGTTCAGGTTCTGGCTCCACTACTGGCTCTGGCTCTACTGGGTCAGGTAGAACCATATTCTCAACAATCTCGTTGTACAACGTCTCTCTTACATCATTTCGACTGCACAGTTTACAGTATTCCGCTACATTTTCCCCACAAGAGACACATGCATTTGCTACAGTACTGTTGGATTTAGAAATCGTCAATCTCAACTGTACCAATAAATTCGTATACCGAACCGTATGGTATCGATGATACGTCGTAAAATGATTGTTAAATAACTTCAATTGATCTGTCATTAAGGACACCTGATGCTGCATGATATTAAAGTAGTTCCCAATATTTAATCCTTTGGTAATCTTTTGATGATGTTCCTCCAATTCCTTCCTTTTTTCTGCAATCGTGGATTCCAAAAACTGTAAATATGATTTAATATCCTCATACAATTCTTCAATGGCGGCATTCCCGTATACTTTGTACGGTTCTAAATCCTTGTACACTGGATACTTCTCAATATCCATCGAATATTCGTTCTTGCAGTAATTGTACATCGACGTAAATAACTTATAATAATCTCCATAAGTTCGATTCTCAATATACTGATTCATCTTATGATAATGATCATATTCCATGTCCAATAATTTCCTCTGAAATAAAAACGAATCCAACATTTCCGGATGTTCCGCACTTTTTGCATATTTGATGTACCACTCATGAACATCCTGTTTCAGTAGAGCAAGCAATTCAAACGACGCCGCAATATCTTTCTTCAGAGAAAGCATAGTATACGATAGTATTTTTTATTGTATACTAGTATGGACGCAGTCAATTGGGGACCTGAACATGAAACCGTACTGGCAGAGTGGGCCGACAAATCCAACTGTTATATGTGGTTACATACCAAATGTAATGAAAAATTCCATTCTCTTCATATTTGGTACACGATTCCCGTCATCATCATGAGTACACTGACAGGAACAGCTAACTTTGCTCAAGATAAGATCCCCGCCAATTTTCGTGGATATGCAACCATGATTATAGGAGGAGTCAACATCATGGCAGGGATCATTACGACGATCCAACAATTCTTGAAGATTAATGAATTGAATGAGTCTCACCGCGTCGCGTCTCTTGCATGGGATAAATTTTACCGAAAAATAAAGGTCGAACTGGCGAAGAATCCTAAGGAACGCCAAAAGGTTGGCCTCTTTTTTGCAGCTGCAACCGAAGAATATGATCGATTGATGGAAGCCAGTCCTGTTATTGAAAGGGATGTTCTTCTTAGGTTCAATAAGGTGTTCAATAAAGTGGGGGAGGAATTTTCAAAACCTGAAATTTGTGATACGTTAGTCAGTGTGAAAACAACTGTATACCGAGAGAGTCCGGATTCTAAACGCGATTCGATCGTCAAAACCCTTGTAGGTGATATCATGATGGTTCAAACGGAACGACAAGATACTCAACAAAAAATCATTAAGGAATTTTATGAAAAGTTCAACTCAGAATTACAGAGAAATCCTACCAAACAAGAACTCATCGACAACTTGGTACGCGATCCCAGTGTACACGATCTATTAATTACAGAAGAGGCGATTGAGGAATTTTTAGAGTAGCACATAAAAAATAGGGATATAGTATGGCGTTATGTAAAAACCTATCGTTTGAGGAATGCGAGATTGCAATTTTAAAGCACTCGGTAGAAAAAATAACGAATCAGCAAGGAGAAATTTTGATGAATGAACCCGATACAAAGAAAATGGTCAAGATCGCTGAAGATTTTATTTCGAAACATAATTGTGTCCTGTATGGAGGAACGGCCATCAACGCGATGCTTCCCAAAAGCGATCAGTTTTACAATTACAAGTATGAATTACCGGATTATGATGCCTATAGTCCACTAGCGTTGGACCATGCGAAAGAACTTGCCGATATTTATGTAAAGGAGGGATTCAAGGATGTAGAGGCAAAAGCAGGGGTTCATTATGGAACCTACAAGGTGTTTGTCAATCAACATGCCATCATGGATCTTACTCAACTGCATGAAGAGCTGTATACATCCATCAAACGACAGGCCAAGGTCATCGATGGACTTCGATATGCACCGGTAAATTATTTACGGATGTCGTGTTATTTAGAACTGTCTCGACCGATGGGAGATGTGTCTCGATGGGAAAAAGTATACAAGCGTCTCTCTAAACTAAACAAGTACTATCCTCTCCTTTTTAAAAAATGTAAGCGTATTCCCAAGCGAAGAAAGTTCGCGCCGGAAGAAATACTTCTTTTCAATACTTCGTTGAACACGTTAGCGGAGATGGATGTAGTATTTATTGGAGCTTATGCGAACAAAATCTATACGTATAAATCGAATGTACCATTTGTTGAGAATTTATCCGAGTTTGATGTCATTTCGTCTACTCCCGAAGACACCTGTCATGCGATGATGAACGCACTTACCAAAGCCGGATTTATTCCCACCTTAAAAACTCATTCTCCCATCGGAGAACTGATTGATACCCATCATTCCATCATCGTGAATGAAAAAACGATTGCCATCGTCTATCCTCCGATGGGGTGCCATAGTTATAACACCGTCAAAGATATATATGGAAACAATCTTAAATTGGGGACGATTGATACGTTGTTCAGCTACTATCTTGCTTTTTTGTATGCGGATCGCGACTATTTAGAGCCGGATCGAATTGCCTGTATTTGCAGTATACTGTACAAGGTTCAACAAGATCATCGTATAACGAACAAAAAGCCGTTGCAACGGTTCGGGATCAATTGTTATGGAAAACAAGAGACGCTTTCTACGATCCGAGCCCATCGTACAGAAATGTTGGAGAAGTTGATTCCTCACACACGCAAGTATGACGAGTGGTTTTTGAAGTATACACCGAAATCAAAGACCAAACGATTTAAAAAGTTTTCAGGAAAGAAGGATATATGAGCACCGTGGTCATCATTCGGTCCAACGGTGAAATGAAGATGGGAAAGTTCCCGAAAAGCAAGAATGTCACCATCCAACATACATGGTCGACTCCGGAGTATGACATTCAGGTGTACGCAAAGACGACCGGCGCAGCGGGAACCGAAAACAAGTATGATTTTCCTCCTCCGATCGATACTGTCCTGTATTTTGGTGATGTGGTCATCGCGTCTCCGACCTGTGATTTTACAGAAGACATGTGGGTATCCTTTTACGAGGGGATCATGCAGTTTGAGGATATTGAAGAGTCGGACGGGGAACGATCGGAGGATGAGATGGATCCGGATGCCGAGTATACCAAGGAAGGGTACATGAAGGATGGGTTCGTCGTCTCGGATTCAGAACTCGAAGAAGAGGCCTATAAAATTGATATAAACACTAAATCCGATTAACGTTAACATGTATATCATAACGGACCCTGCAACCTTCCGAAAACGGTGCGTGGAGAAAATCAACACCGTGGTAGAGGATCCAAAGTTAAGTGAAAATATTGAGATTGGCGTGTTCAATTATAGCATTCAACACGCCAAAGAAAAGCAAGTCATCCGAAAATGGGCCAACAAGTTTTTCGTGGAAATTTATTTGTCCAAACTGAAGTCTCTCTTGGCCAATCTGACGAAAGAATTAGTTGCCTCGTTGAAAGAGCCTCACAAGATCGCCTTCATGGAGCACTACGATTTAAACCCCTCTCGATGGGAGACCCTCATCCAAAAGAAGAACAAGCGAGATGCCTACTTGTACGAACCCAAGACGGCGGGTTCTTCCGAGCTCAAGTGTTTCAAGTGTAAGAGTAATAACTGTTCGTACTATCAGCTTCAGACACGGTCGGCGGATGAGTCGATGACGACATATGCGAACTGTATCAATTGCGGCAATCACTGGAAATTTTAATACAATCATGGATGAACAGGAGCAACTCCAATTGATGTTCGTGAACATTCGTATAAATGATGATGTACTTACAAATGAGTTTAATGATCTCGTATTTATAGACATCTTTCATCGGAAAGTTTTTTATGAATTGGAAATACGTATCCAAAATGTCGATGACCGAATACCCTTCTTGATATAAGTATACAATCGCGGATATTGCATCAGGTTCGTCCTGCTGTAATATAGCATTTGTCATACGAACAAACACCTCATCATGAATGGTATGATGCGTTGATTCGATGTACGATCGTGTGATCGGTCTTTTTAAAATGGAATATTTTTCCAAATAATTCAGAAGGGTATTGGTCGAGGAACCCGAAATGGACACAAGGTACTCGATTGCATCGTCGCTGATGTCAAGTTCCTCCTGAGAAATCACTCGTCGAGAAAGGTTCAGCAAATACTCGTTGGATACGGGTTTCATACACACGACGGCGCATTTTTGAAAAATACCCTCCAGTATTTTCTGACTGTTTTTTCCAATCAAAATAAATTTAACCGAAGAACCATATTTATTCATGTAATTCAAAAAAATTTGTTGGGCTTGTTCGGACATGTCATCAATCTCATCGATGACCACCATTTTGGGGATCGACGGTGTTGTCTGACAAAAACATTTCATGTCCGTTCGATAGTACTGTATCCCCTGTTCCTTGATGTTATTAATCATGAGACAGTTCTCCTGTGTGGGTACGATGAATTTTTTTGTCAACAATTCAGCAAGGGTGGTCTTCCCCGTACGCTCTCCGCCCAATAATAATAAATGAACATTATTACTGAAGGAATGTTCAGTTTCAAACTCACTCATCGTGGTAGGTTTATACTTATACATGAATGGAGTCATACACATAAATATACAAGTAGCCTTTAATACAAAGGGTTATTAGTTATGGTAAGACCACAATATTCAACAGGCTTTTTAGAGTAGTCGATTGGATCATACAGGTTTTCTGCAACCGCATTTTCCAGAATGAATTCAAAATTCGTCCAAAACTCTTCGTTATGTCCTACGGACGCGGACATTAAATGAGAGAGTTCATGTAGCGCTACAAAGACAATCGTATTGAGATCAATCAACTGTGCATTATTCTTATACTTTCTTAAACAAAAGGCCAACTTCTCACCCTTATTCTCACTATAGGCAGTATACGTACTGGTAGGAAGTGTCTCTACCACTCTATCCGGATTAAAGTTTTTGACGAGGCGTTTTACACGGGGATCATCCGGATACTTTTTATCTAAAAAGGCGACTACTTTTTGCATACGAATGTTGACTTCCGCCAAAAGTTCAACACTTTCTTTCAGAAGAGTAGAATCACGAACACAATACTTTTTTCCATCCTTTTCGGCAACGACACAAGTTAAATTAAACGTGTCCGATGTAAAATACATGATCATCAAGATCGCTATGACAAGGATCGCAATCAGGTACTTGTTCATACAATGATAATATATAAAACTATATAGAGTATTTACCGAATGCCAACATCACTAAGAAACCTTAGAAATTCATGCTACATGAACGCGATTCTTCAATGCATCCTGTACATTCCAGAAATTACGCAGTGGTGTAAACAACATAAGAATGAGATCATGAAAGAGTATAGCGATCTTCAGGCAATTATGACAAGAGATCATAAAGAAGTTGCACCGCATCGGTTTCTTCATTTTATACAGACATCCTTTCAGTTGAATGCAGGAGAACAACACGATGCGCATGAGTTTTTAATCCATTTGTTGGATAAATTGGAATGTCCCTCGTTAAGAGGTGAGCGTCGATCCATGATTGGGAAATCGGTTCAGGTGGAGCCTTTCATGTGTCTTGAACTTCCTATCCCGAAAGAAGGAGCTTCTTTAATGGAATGTATACAGGAATGTGTCAAAACAGAAATGGTGGAGTATGAAGGTAAAATGGTAGAAAAACGATGGGAATTGATCATCCCGCCTATTTTATGTATTGTTTTATTGCGGTTTCACAACTCTTCTAAAAAGAAGGATTGGAAAGTAAATATTCCTTTTCAATTAGGAGATTATTCTCTTGTCAGTATTTGCAATCATTATGGATCCTCTACCCATGGACACTATACAGCAACCGTATTCTTGGAAGAGTGGTATGAATTCAACGATGAACACGTCCAAAAGACGAGGCCGACCTTAGAGAATGCATACTGTCTATTCTTTAGGAAAAAACCTTAATACATACTATGAATGAAATATATACGATTTCGATATCGCTTGCTGTAATTGTGGGGATATTCATTTTGTTCAATATCATCAGTATGTTGGGGTATCTTGCGTTAATGGTTGCCCTTTTTGTAGGGATTGTGGTGTTGATCATGATGTTTGTTCCGATGCCTGAATGGGTACAAGATATAAAGGCTCCAGAGTGGCTAGATATGAAGTCTCCAGAGTGGCTAAATATGAAGGCTCCAGAATGGAAGATGCCTGAGATTCCTCCGATGTCGGAGTGGTTTAAAAAGAAAGAGGTGGAGCCTCCAGAAGATCCTCTTACTACCGATACGATGATGCCAGTTGAGAAAGAAGAAGAAGTTACCCCGTCAGCGCCGTACATGGATTCCATCGACATAACCACCCCTGCACTAACTGCACCGATCACCTCCGCCCTCGACATGAGTCAGGGGAACGAAGTCTTTCATGTACAGGGCCAATTTGATTACTCGATGGCACGCGCCGTGTGTAAATCATATGGGGCTCAACTGGCGACGTATGACCAAATTAAAGAGGGTCATGATAAGGGAGCCGAATGGTGTGGGTACGGATGGTCGGATGATTCGATGGTTCTCTACCCTACCCAATACAAGTCATGGGAAAAGTTCAAGGAAAGTGAAGAACCTCAACGATGTGGCATCCCCGGTGTGAATGGAGGGTACAATAATGATACCTCGCAACAATTGGGGGCAAACTGTTATGGAAAGAAACCTAAGGGCAAAATAACACCTTTTTCATTCCCTAAAGTAAAACCTCGTCCTGTACCTGAATACGATGTATCCCCGTTCAATTACACTTCATGGAGCGGAATTTAAGAAGGAACTCTTTTTAAAAAAATAAAAAAGTAAACTATGGATTTAACCTTAGAACATTATTCCCTTGATGAATTATTGAAACTATTCAAGCTTCCTAAGAATTTTACGGAACAACAATTAAAAGCGGCTCGAAAAATTGTTGTTTCTGTTCATCCTGATAAATGTAATTTGCCCAACGAATACTTTTTATTTTTTTATAACGCCTATGCTCTTCTCGAATCCATCCATAAGTTCAATCAGAGAGCTCAACAGAATGCATCAGAACCTCAATCGTTTCAGGATATTTTATCGACGATGGATGATTCGCATAAACAGATTATTGCGAACCAATTTACCAAAAATCCATCGTTCAACAAAGAGTTCAACAAGTTATTCGATACGTTGTACATCCGAGAAGATGACGGGTACGGGGATTGGCTCAAATCCGATGCGGATTTAGATGTACCTTTTGAATCGAGAAAGGAGAGTGCGAGAGCCATCGTGGTCAATACGATTGAACCCGCTGCCAAAACCAAGTATACCGATTTAAAATCAGTGTACACCCATGATTCGGTCATCGGTGTTTCGGAAGTGGATTTTATTCAGAAGGAAACTAACGTAGAAGCTCGCAAAACGGAACGCGCTCGACAAATAAAGCCGTTGGATCAACAGGAAGCGTCCAGAATCTTGGCGAAAGAACGTGAACGGGAAGGTGCAGAGGCATCGGATCGAATGTTCCGGTTGCTTCAACAAGATAAAGTGAACGAAAAACATCAACAAACGTTTTGGGGTAAATTAATGAGCCTTACCCAATAAGTTTAAACACACTTAACAAAATGTATCCGCTAAACTATGTTAACGATCCATTTACAAGGAGGATTAGGAAACCAATTATTTCAGATCTTTGCCGCAATTGCTTATTCGATGGAACATGGAGAAAGGCTTGTCATTTCTACTTCCAAGTTCGATGAAAAAGAAAGGCCTACCTATTGGAACAGTATACTGAAGAAACTTAAGGAAAATGTAGATCCTAGTGTCCCCAAATGTCCTCGTTTATGGGAAAAGAATTTTCATTATGATCCTCTCCCGAAACAGTCGAACGTCATGCTGGTAGGATACTTTCAATCTTACCGATACTTTGACAAATACTACGAGAACATTTACAAGAGATTGAACCTTAAGTTTGAACGAGAAATGATTAAATCCAAGTATTTGAGGATGACGAAGACCATTTCCCTGCATTTCCGCATCGGAGACTACATCCACATTCAGCTTCATCATCCCATTTTGAATGATATATACTATACTCGATCGATTCAGGAAATCATTAACCGTACGGGGTCCTCCGACTGGAACATCATTTATTATTGTGAAGAAAAGGACAACCTTCCGGTCAAACAACGTATGCGCAACATCAAGAAGAAATTTCCGGAAATTACTTTTTACAAGGCCGAAGATGAAATGGAGGATTGGGAACAGATGCTTCTCATGAGTTGTTCCGATCATAACATTATTGCCAATAGTGCGTTCAGTTGGTGGGCGGCCTACTTTAACTCGAATCCTCAAAAGATTGTTTGTTATCCCAGTACATGGTTCGGAGCTTCCAACTATGATAAGGACACGAAGGACATTTGCCCACCTTCATGGCTAAAGATATCATGTTGAATGAAATTGATACAAAGTATACTACTTTAGTCTTGAGTAGATGGAAGAATTGTATGCAGATCTCATTCGGTATCGAGAAATCTTTCTTCCCATCAAACGAATCGATGACATGACGGTGAACTCCCGTATGTACATGAGTACAAATGGATGGGGAGAAGAACCGTCGACCATATTCTACTTTGAGGTCTCTTTACAGGATGGAACCCAGTATGTGGATGCAGGAAGTACCTATGAACATTTTTGTACGGTGATTGAAGGTCTCAAAGACATGAAGTTCAGTGTACTCTTGGGAGAATTTCAAAACCCAAATAAATTAAGTAAGTGTCATCTGTACAAGAGGCGAATCATGCCGATGTTTCATCACCCCAACATCGAAATGGATTATTCCGATTGTAGTGTTTGTTTTGAGACGACCTATTCCAAAACAAAGTGTAGTCACGCCCTCTGCTTGCGTTGTCATCAAAAACTCAAGGCCAATATATGTCCTGTATGTAGAGGAAACCTTTCATGGGAGTTGGATTAATATAGAAATACATAGTATGGCACAAATTAATACGATGGACGAATTGGATGCCTATTATCGTGATGTTGATGTTCATACACTTAACTTTCCTCACATCTCCAATACGATACGAGCCATCTTAAGAGGACGTAATGTAGATCGATTGTTGCCCCTTTTTTTATCCACCATTCCGTTGATTACCAATCACAACATCAGCGGGCTCATAA